AACTCAGTATTTATTCTTTCTTTTTCTCTCGCGTAATCACGAAGCTTTTTAGACCCCGTCAGATAGCCGATACCACCAAGCATTGACGAGGCCGTCTTAGAAAGACCCAGTGCGCCACCACGGGCAAACTGCTCCACCATGCCCGGAACGCCTTCGTCCGTCTCGTAGGCATACCGCGCCTTGTACTGCTCCTTGGTCTCTCCTTCACGCGGCTTGTTCTTTGCCGCCCAGTCTTTCGGGGTAGGTTGCGCCATGTTATCTGCCTCCCTTCTTGTAGTTGTCAAACGCAGCGCCAAGGTCGTCTTCTTCGGCAGCGGCTGGCTTCTTCATGCCCGGAGGCGCACCGAGAGCGCGGCCACCCGTCTTGGGCTTACCCGCCGCATCAGCCTTCGTCTTCCGCTCGGCTTGCTGCATCAGCCCATACCCAACAAGTCCGGGACGGCCTGCCAAGGCAGGGTTGTCTTCGATAGCCTTTTGGATAGCCAGTATTACCGACTGGTTCTTTGCGTTATCCTGCAGGAACTTGATGCCCTGCGCTTCCTTTGTCGCATCGGTTGCCGTTGGCGGCTTCAGGCCACCAGCGCCCGCTGGGGAGCTTCTTCCAACGGGCTTTTTCGGCGTAAAGCCCTCGGCATAGGGCTGGTACGTTGACGTTCCCGTGTTGGGGTCATACACATCTTGCCCCATTTCGCCGGGGGTGTAGCGGAGAGCGCGAGGGGTCGGCACTTTTGGCACCAGCAACGACGCATCAAGCCGCTTGGATCGGGTCTTTGCCTGCTCGTCCTGTACGTCCTCCATGTGCTTCATCTGACGCGGAGACATCGCCCGCGTAAACTTGCGGGTGCCCACCATCTGCGTGTCAAACGGAGTACGAGGGGTAGCCCCCGGCATATCCTGACTGAACCCCTCTGGATCGTAGCCAGCGTTCAAGAGCGATATGGTGTCAAGCATCTGGGTACGTGCCGCCGCATCCGCCATCCGCTCCTTCTCGGCTGCAACCACATCACGTTGCTGCAACCCTTCTGCGACGCCTGTGACCGCGCCCAGTGCTGCTCGGAGCGCGGTGCCGCCAAACCCTCGTCGTGCCATATAAATGTCTCCGAGCTATGGGCTAAATTGGATTGCCAGTGTCGTCGTTGCCGCCAGTATTTGTGGTGCCAGTCCTGACAATGTTCTGAATCTGCGTCGGAGAGAGAGCGCCAAGCGCCTGCGCCAACTGGAGAAAGAGTTGGTTTTTCGCCAACTGGTCCTGCGCCGTAGCCGACCGAGAGCCGACAGTTTCCACCGACCCCATGCTTGTGCCGCCAGCATCGTAGATTTTACCGGACAACTCGCTCAATCCAAGTTGACGGCGAAGGTTGGTGTCTAGCGTCGCCTGTGACTGCGCGGCTTCCTGTGCCGTCCGCGCCAAGGTCGCGGTCATCCCACCAAGAGCGCCAACCCCTGTTCCGGTCGTTAGCGGCTGATAGCCAAACCCTGTGGCTTCCGTCTGCGCGATGGCGTTACGCAGCGACTGCTCAAGGTTGAACTGTCTAGCTTGCTCTGATGTCTGCTGTGTCTGCAACGACTGGCGCGCCGTTCGCTCCAACGCCGACTCCGACACGCCCGTCCCGCGAGAAGCAATGGCCTCGTTGATCCGCGCCTGCTCCAGATTGTTCTGTGCAAGGTCTTGCGCCTTCTGCGCGGTCAACACACTACCAGCCTGCGCGTTCTGGTTTGTTACGCGGTCGCGTTCAAGAGCCAACTCTTGGTTTGAAATACCAAGCTGCTGGTTCCGTGCCGACTGCTGCTCGTTCAGCGTCAACCCAAACTGAGAGGCTTCTTGCGACAACTGTTGCTGGCGCAGCGTCAGTTCGCCCTGACTGACACCCAACTGGCCAATGCCAAGCTGCTGCTGCAACGCCTGCTGAATGTTAAACTGGCGCGTCTGTTCAGCCTGCTGCTGTCCGGCCAACGTCTGCTGCGTCCCAAGCTGCCCTGTCAGGCCAGCCCGTTCGGTTTCCTGCGATCCGAGCAACCGCTGCAAGTCCAGTGACAATCCACCCGTCTGTCCAAGCGCAGCCAAGTCAAACTGGCGAGCGGCTTGCGACGCCGCCTCTTCAGACTGTGCGCCTTGGAAGGCTTCTTGTCCCGCCTGTTCGTACTGCTGCTGCCCAAACTGTGCCGACCGCAACTGGTTCTCAAACGTTGCGGCCTGTGCCACACGGTTGGCCTCAAACTGCTGAAGGTCTTGCGACCCTGCCAGTTCTGCCAAGCCCTGCCCCGACTGCATGTACTGGGCACGGTCTTGTGCTTGCGTGTCTGCCGCTTGCTGCAACAACTGGGCGTCCAGCGACGACAAGGCACGGGCCTGCTGCCCTGCCAAGTCACCCATCCGCCCGCCGCCAATGCTCGACGCGGACAATCCACGACGGGCAAGGTCTTCATTCAACGCCTTCTGCTGTCCGCTGTATTCCGACTGGAGGTTCGCCGCCTGTGCGCCACGGATTTGCTTGAACGACTCCGTATCATACCGCGACGGAGCCTGACCAAACTCGGTCAACCGCTGCTGCAACTGGCTTCGTAACTGCTGCCCCTGCTGACTCCCGCCGTACTGCCCAAAGGCGGTCGCCGTAGGGCTAGGAGGAGCCGCAGGACGTGCCCGACCCTGCGTTTGCATCTGGGCAAAGGTCTGTGCGGGCTGCTCGGTCTTGCGCTGGGTCTGCGTTTGACCACCATACACCGTGGGCGTCTTTTCTTCGCCGCCAGCGGTGCTGTTGGTCGTGCCCATCATTTCCTTGTATCCGGGCAGCGAGCCAAACGCCGTGTTAAACGTGGCCATGGTTATCCTCCGTAGGACGGACGCGACTGCATCTGCGTGAACATCGGCATCAGCAACTCAGCAATACGACGACGGCGTTCCTGTTCCGTCTTCTCCTGACTTTGTTCTTGCTCAAGCCGCAGCCGATTCGTTTCTGCGTTCATGTAGGCCGCGTCCCCCGCTGCATCGGGAAGAAATGCCTGAACGCCCTTGCCCGCCATCGCAATCAAGTCTTTGTTGTCCTTGGCAAAATTGCTCGCCTGAGCAAAACGGCCTAGTGGCTTATCGGCCACCTGCGAGGCAATACGAGGCATCGCGCCCATTTGAGGGGCAGGGATGCTGGCTCCGGTCGTCTGCGTGAGTCGCTGCATCTTCGCCATGTCCATAGCGGGCAAGTCGGCCATCGCGCTCGACGGGACAGGGGCGGCACTGCCAATCGGCATCCCAATGCCATAGCCGCCGACGTTGCCCGTGTATGCGGCAGTCGGCGCAGCGCCAGCAGCGGCTCCTACGCCGGGCACGGCAGGGGCCGCGCCACTTGTCGTCTGCGTGAAGGCACCCAGCTTTGGGGCGCCTGTCAGCTTATCGACTGGGCTGGCGGTAAACATCTTAGCAAGGCCACCCTTTGCCGCCTGACCCAGCTTGGCTCCACCGTAGCCACTCAGGCCACCCTTAACCGCACCACCCGCATTAAACCCGCTAAAGTACCCCTTGCCTTCCGTGTCGCCGCCCATCGCTGCGCCAAGGGCTGCGCCAACTAGCGGGCCAACACCGGGGATAAAGCCTGCGGCAATCGGGGCAATCGTTTTAATGAGCTTCTTGTTCCGATCATAGATACCCGCCACTCCACCACGCTTACGAGCCATCGTTACTCCGTGGCCTCAGAGGCCGGTTCAGTGGACGGCAGTTCCACGGTCGGGAACGCCAACTGCACATACACACCAGCAAAGACATCGTACCGCCACCCCTGCTCGGGGGAGAGGTCTGGGGCCGCATCAAGGGCGACCTGTGCAACGTGTTCCATCTCCTGCTGAAATCTAGCAGCAAACCGCTGGGAGATTGACACGATGGCCTCGTCCGCAGGGCGGGTGTCGAGGACGGTGGGGGTGGTCACTTGTTGTCTCCTGTCCGCGAGGCGGCGGCGTTGTCTACCAGATTCGGGTACGGTCGTCCAGCCGCCTTGGCTCGGGCCTTGGCTCGCGCCTTCTGACTCGCGGTGAGGGTGGTGGGCTTGTCCCCCTTTGGGGCAGCCTTCTTCCAAAACGCAACCTTACGCGGGGGCATCGCTAGACCCTGTTGATGGTGAAGATGACAGACGGCGCGGCGGCGTGGTTGTTCGCTGCGGGAACCTGTTCGATACGGCAGTCGGTGTCTGTCGTCTCCCAGTACAACTGGAGATAGTCGTTGGCCGCCAACGTGATAAAGATGTTCCAAATCGCAATAAGGTGCCCATCGACAGACCCGTGCTTACTCACAACCGTCACACGCCCACCAGAGTTGGCAATGTTGGTGCCGTTCTTCTTGAACCACACCCAGACATCTTGATCCTGCGCGTCGGCGTTGGCCAACTGGATGCTGAACTGGGCATTGTACGTCCCAGCGTTGGCAACCTTTACCTGAGATCCACTGACCAGCGTCACGCCGTTGCTGATGTCCGTGGTGTTCAGCGTGACAAGCTGTTGCGTGTTGACTGCACCAGCGGTCTGGTCGGTCGTGTCGGAAAACGCCCCGTGGTAGTTCTGGAACCACCCGCTGATCTGCGCCCACGCACTACTCGTGTAGATGTAGGCAATACTGGTATCCGTAGACACCCACACGCTGCCCTCGGTTGCCGTAGCCGGTCGCTGGGCCTGTGTGCCCGACTGCACATGGATCGACGTATCCGCGTCATGCGCGTTAAAGGCCGCACCCGCAAGGTTGTCGTTCGTCCGCACCGTGTTCGCGTCAATCAGGCCCGTGCCAATGTTGACAGGGGCCGTGAACGTCTTAATTGTGTGCAGGGGCAGGGTGACGGCCATGGGTTACTTCGCTGGCGGGATGGGCCACGCTGGCGGATTAAACGGGTCAACCACCGTGTCCATGTAATCCCGCAACTGCTGGCGGTAGGTCACCCACTCGGCTCGCTTCTCGTCCGTCAGCGGCACGTCGGGCAACTGCGTGTAATCGCAGGCTTGCAGCTTCGTGTCACGGGTACGGCGTAGGCCAGCTAACGCATTCTGCTTTGCCGCTTCCATCTCGGCTGGCGTAAACGGCGTGTTGATCCACGTATTGCTGTACGCATCCTTTGCTACGACCCACACAATCGGCCCCTCGTTCGTGTTCTCAAACTGGACTGGCGCAGGCTGCTCAACATACTTGAACACCGCGTAGCCGAAGTCCACCAAGAACGAATTGTCAGGCATATCGGGGAAGCTGGTCTGCGGGAACAACATACGAAAGTTGCTATACGTCAGCGGGTGGTTAACGGGCTTGCCGTCTTGTACCTGAATGACGAGCAAGTCGCTATCAGAAATGGTGAGTCCCATGTTGTTCTCTTTTTCTCTTAGTTAAACGTTTGCGGCGTTTGACGGATAGCTACGACCAGCGCCCCAGATGATACGGACGGCTCCAACGGCACCAAGTCCTTGTGCGCCAATAGAGATTGTATAAAGCACCCAGTCATTTATCTCCAAATCGTATTTATACAATACGGCGTACCCTCCCCCGCCACCTCCGCCGCCGTATGCTCCTCCTGTGCCGCCCGGACCAGCAGAAGTAGTGCCGGAATACCCAGTATGAGCTACAGCGCTATTCCCGCCGCTCTCCCCAGCGGAGCCGCCTGAACCGGCGCCACCGCCATACCCACTACTTGCACCTACATCATAGGTTGAGGAATAAGACGAACCAGCAAGACCGCCAGCACCATTTGATCCGGTGCCAAGGATGCCAGTGCCGCCCCCACCCGAGCCTGCTGCCTGTGCAACTCTAAGCCAAGTTTCTGAATCGGGAGGGGAAGAACTGGTGCCAACATACCCACCTCCGCCGCCGCCACCCGAAGCTCCACCAGTGCCGGATGCTCCATTATTTGTAATCCATCCTCCGTTTCCTCCAGCCCCGCTATATCCACCTGCTCCGCCGCCACCGCCATTGTCAGCGCCACCATTGCCGCCAGCATACGACGCAGTCCCTACATTGGTCGTTGATTGGGCTCCTCCTCTTGCTAGGCAGTGTGTTGTACCTCCGATAGCAAGCGATGAGTTTGCACCGCTGTTGTTACTAGCTCCTCTAGCTCCAACAACAACAGTGCAATTAGTCCCAGATGATACGGTGACATTGTTGGTGTATGATAGCGAGCCACCCGTTACAGTTGATGATTGCAAGCTCGCTCCTCCACCAATGCACACCATCGAAATGCTCGTCACCCCAGCAGGGACGGTGAACGTGTACGTCCCCGCCGTCGTGTAGGCTTGCTGCCCTTGCGTTGCCTTTGGCGTTGCCGCCATCCTCATTCGATCTGCGAGCATCGGTTACGCCGTCACGAAGTTTTGCGCGGCAGTCATGGCGTACCATGTCGTGCCCGCGTTGTTGGTGTAGAACACGAACATATCAGAGCGGCTGGCCGTGGTCGTGATCGTCGGCGCTGTCCCGCCCGGCCACTTGACCGCTGCTGGATACGTCACCGTGTAGCTCGTCCCGTTGGCGTCAAAGATCAGCGTGAACGAACAGGCATTGCCCGTGCCTGACGGGTTGCTGATCGTCAGCGTTGAGATGTTGGCGTTACGCGAGACGCGGAACACGTTGCCGTTCTCAATGTTGAGCGTCAGCACGCCACCGCTAATCGCTGGCGTCGTGTACGTCTCGGCGTAGTCGGTAAACCGTGGACGCCCGATCACGTTGTCAGCCATCGACACGGTACCGGCCATCGTCAACGCCGCCAGCGATCCGACGCTTGTTAGGCTCGACGCCGTAACACCGCTCGCCAGTGTCGCGCTGGTCAACGTGCTGGCGTCAGCCGTCACCGTAATGTTTGCGGTACCGTTAAACGCCGTGCCGTTGATGTTGCGCGAAGTTGCCAACGCCGTTGCCGTCGCCGCATTGCCCGTAGTCGAGCCACTGCTGCCCGTCACGCTCCCTACAATATCCGCTGTCACGGTCAGCGTGGCGAGCGTCCCAACGCTGGTGAGACTAGATGCTGTGACACCAGACGCCAGCGTACTCCCGCTTAGGGAGCCAGCGGGGGCTGCGCCACTCAAGGTTGCCGTTATGGTGCCAGCACTAAAGTTGCCTGACGCATCCCGTGCGACGACCTTGCTGGCCGTGTTGGCATCGGTGGCATCAACGGCAAACGTAATGGCTGCGCTTCCGTTGAACGGGCTACCCGTCAGGTAAGTGCCTGCGGTCAGGCTGTTCGTGGTTGTCCCACCACCACCACCACCACCCGCCGCCCACGACAGAGTGCCAGTCCCGTTGGTAGACAAAACGTAGCCGTTCGTGCCGTCCGCCGCAGGCCATGTGTACGTCACACTGTTTAACGCCGTCGTCCCACTCACCGCCACCGACGACAGGGTGCCCACACTGGTCAAGCTAGAGGCCGTCACCCCAGAGGCCAGCGTCGAGCCTGTCAGGGTGCCAGCGGCAGCGGTGACCGTGATGTTAGCGGTTCCATTAAAGCTGGTCCCGTTGATCGTCCGCGCCGTTGCCAGTGCTGTGGCCGTTGCGGCGTTGCCCGTGGCGCTTCCGCTTGATCCGGTCACACTGCCCGTAATCGGGGCCGTGACGGTCAATGCCGCCAATGTCCCAACGCTGGTTAGACTGGACGCCAGCACGTTTGACGCGAGCGTTGCCCCAGTCAGTGTGCCCGCTGCTGCCGTCACGGTGACGTTGGCCGTTCCGTCAAAGCTGGTGCCATTGATCGTTCGTGCCGTTTGCAACGCCGTGGCAGTAGCCGCGTTGCCTGTTGTGCTGCCCGAACTACCCGTCACACTGCCCGTGATGGGGGCCGTTACCGTCAGCGCAGCAAGGGTGCCTACGCTGGTCAAGCTGGAGGCCAACACATTACTAGCAAGGGTCGCACCCGTCAGCGTCCCTGCCGCAGCCGTGACGGTGATAGCAGCGGTGCCATCAAAATTGACGCCGTTGATCGCTCGGGCGGTCTGCAACGCGGTGGCCGTGCTGGCGTTGCCCGTCACGTTGCCCACCACGCCACCCGTTGCCGTCAAGACCCCAGTGACGCCCAGTGTGCCCGTGATGCTGACGTTGCCCGCCACCGTGCCGCCCGAGAGCGGGAGGTAGCTGATCTCCGACCACGCTGATCCCGTGTCAAAGTACACCTTGAGGGCGGCGACATCGGTGGTCAGCCACTTGCGCCCAGAGTCTCCCGCCGCAGGGCGAGAGGCAAGGAGGGAGGACTGGAGATGAACGCCGGGGTCGGCGTCGTGATCGTTATACCCAACCCGCAGGGTATTGTCGTTTCCACGGACGGTGGTGGCGTCGATTGGTGACGTGCCGTTAACTGGCGTGGTAAACGTGGCGACACTATGCTGTGCGACTGTTTCTGCCATAAGCTATCTCCGTCCTAGCGCGAACGCTTCTAACTGGAATCGGCTAAACACTGGCTGGGACTCGCCAGAGTCAATGATGGTTACGTCGATATAGTACCCAGTCCCACCCATCGGAATACGGTAACTCACACTGCCTGCACCACCCCACGTCCCTGTTCCCCATGTGGTACTGGGGTCACCCCACGTTGAGCTATACGTCGCGGGAAGGCTGTATGATCCAAAAGACTCGCCCGTGTTCCACTGGATACGGGTCTGGTCTGATCCATTCAACTGGGCCGTGATGTATCCCCACCGCAGGGCCTTGGCTAGCGCGTCGTCCCCACAGTACAGTCGGTGCATCTGGATGGACATGGCATAGCGGGTGCCGCCTGTCCCATTACTGGCCACGTTGTCCAGAAAGAGACCCGGCGCATCGCACACGCTCACAAATCCAGACGCATCGCCCCGCAAGGCAATCGGAAGACCGGAGCCGTTGATCCCTTCAAACAGGTACGACGTGTCTGGTGACACATAGCCCGTATCCCACGGGCCAGACCATGTTTGCAGCAACGTGTTGTACTGATAGCACCCAAAGCTGGGGATGGTGATCCACAACTCCTTGGTGGCCCGATTCACCAGACAATTTATCTTGTCAAACTCTGACGACGTGAGTTGCCGAATAATAGGCAGGATCGGGTCAGGCTGTTGCGAGGTGGCGACTGGCGAGACTTCTGCCTCGTTGCAGCGGTACAATCCCCGCTCTGAGATAAAGTATGCAATGTTGTCGTTGGCCACGATGCTATTCTTGGCAATCGTGCCCACGTCCGCGCTGACCGCCTGCGGAGCAACCGTTAGATCGTCCTGCCCGTAGCCCGTTACCCGCGAGACACCACGCTGGTGGAAGATCAGCAACGACGTATTGATGGACGCAAGGCCGACCACCTGCTCTTGTCCAAACGTGCGGACAACGATTTGCCCGCCCCCTGACGCCCCAATGCCCAGCGTATCGCCGTTGTTGAGGTCAGAGTAGAAGATGCTGTCGGGATAGGCGGAGTCGCCAGTACTCCACAACCGTTCGTTATAGACCGCAAGAGACGAGCAGCTTGGCGTACTAGCGATGTTGGTCGAAAGGGCGGTGCCGTTCCACTTGTTCAGGAGGCCACCGTCCGCGATGTAGACGACATCGTTGCCCGTCCCGTCGCGGAACGTGACAAAGTACGACGTGGTGTTGGACGCCAGCGCCCCCGTCTGTTCCGTCCACGTCCATGTGGTCGTGTTGAACGTCGAGGTAAACAGCTTGCCGTTGCACACGGCCAACACGGGACGACTGCCATCATCTTTTGTCCATGTAAAGCCGCCCGTAATCGGTTGGGCGGCTAACACAGCGGACGTGCGGCGGGTGCCACCCCGCTTGCTGATGGCCCCATAGTCCGTGAGTCGTCCGTTTGTTGACGTGCGGACCTGATTAGGCTGGACCGCCGCATCGTCCGACACGCTGTTCAGTCCGCCATCAAACCGTGGCTGCTCGTCAACAACCTTCTCGCGCCCCTGCGCCATCAGCCGCCACTCCAGTCATACTTCACGTCTGGATAGGCCATCATCGTCGGGTTGATCGTCATGCGGCGAATGTCGTCGAGGAGCGACTTGCGGTCATCGTCGGCCATCGCCTTCAGGTTGGCTGCTGCCGCCGCTTCCGTGCCACCCTTGAGGAGGAGGAGAGCAGCCGCCTGCCACACCAACACCAGATGCGCGTTGGCAGGATAGTCAATGATACTGG